CAAACCAGTTCAGTAGTGTGCCGTTCCATTTACCGAAGTACGCAATGGCTTCGCCGTTGTGCATCTCGTGTGGTATGGCAAGTTTGGTTGTGGTCGGCTTTGTAATGATGACATCACATAAGCATTCAACGGGATGTTCGGGTACTCCGCATCCCTCGGGGCTGGCTGTCATGTTCTCCTTGTCATGTATCTGCTTACTGGTTCAGGTGCGCACGCCCTGCTGGGCGGTGCGCTTCTTGGTCTGATGACCCCACCCCCTGTTGTCCCCCTCCCCTGCGGTCGTAAGACTAACAGGGTGGGTTGGGAACCTGTCAACGCTTGACCATTTTGTAGGTCTTGCCGTTGTGCCCATAACAGGTTGGTGGCTCTTTCAATTCTAGGTCGGTCTCAAAGGCGTTACCGCATTTGGGGCAGACCCAACGGTTCTTGGCTTTAGCCATTGGCTACCGACCCCCTGCGTTCTGTAGAGACTCACTTACCAGCCTCTCGTGGGCTGTGGCGACCTTGTACGCTTCAATGGTGTACCACAGGGCGTCCATGGCGTCGTAGATTGTTTCTGACTCTTCCATGTTGTCTCCCCAGCGGTCTAGTGCGTCACCCAACAGGTTGCTGACAACGAGTGCTGCTTTGATGATTTCTTCTGTGTGGTTCATTTGTTTCTCCAAGCCGACCAAGGTGTCGGCACCGTAGGTTGTAGTGGTTTGTTGTTGTAGATACAGCCCCAGCCGTTAAATCCGACCGGCTGTTGGAACACCCCGTCTTGTCTGAGGTATCCATGCAGGGCGATGCGGTTGGCTACATGAATTTGCTCTTCTCGTGTAGCGCCTTGAGGCCGTCCTGCGAACTGTCTGCCACCGAACGCCCTCCAAGTGGGTACGTAGATGCCAAGTCCGCCACCCCACATGCCAAGGTCTTGCCAATTTCCACCAGTCTCACATTGAGCAACAGCATCCCAATATGAATCCTTTGGAGTTCGTAGCGTAGCGAGCCACTCCATCGGCCACGCATTTCGCTCGGTCTGCGGTGGTACTGTGGAAGTGGTAGTGCTTGTCGTTGATTCGATGGCAAGTGTGTCAGTAGGTGTTTCGGCATTTGGTACCTCTGTTGTTGTGGAACTCCCCACGCTTGGGGAGTTCATTGGTTGGCTGACTAGGGATGGGTGTACGCTGATAAGAGCGAGGGATGATAGAAGTATTCTAAGCATCCGGCATCTCACTTAATGCTCTAGACATAGAGTGTCCAAACTTGTTGTTGGCTGACATAAGAATCATGAGTTCCTCCTGAACGTCGGTGTGGTATTTGGTTGATGTAAGTCTATCAAGTTTCCTGGATAGTTGGTCACAGCCGATGCTGAGTGACTTCATGACGGCACGAAGTTCGTCAAAGGATAGTTCTGTGTATATTTGTGGTGTCATTGTTGTACCTTACTTTGTGTTGACTGGGATTTGATTGGGCTTGTTAGAATGGTTCTACCCTGGTTGCAGACTGTGAATCAACAGGCACACAGTCCTCAAACAAACCGTCGAGACGGGTGATGACAGCCTCACGGACGCTGGTCACCCAGCGGTCTGTGTGCATGACATCGTGGTTACGACGAGCCTCGTCAACAATCTGTGTCATCAACTGAACAGGTAGTGTTGGCAACTGAATAAATGACGCATCCGGGGACACGGTGTTCAGGTGCGTACATGTCTCGGCAAGTTTGTCGGTCTTGCGGATTGAACGCCAGTTGTCATTCCAGTTGGTGATTGTATCCATCACGGATTGAATCTGTCCTGTCAGCCACAGGTTAGGACGGCGACGGTTCTCACTAGCGAGCACAGTCTTAGATTGGACATGGTTAACCCATGTCTGTTTCATGTCGCTGATGCTGATGTTCTCACCTGTCAGGTCAACATTCATGGATGGTGCAGTCTGAATGGCGTGACTGATGACGCTAGCGATGCGCTCGGTTGCGTTCTGTGCACACCATGCGTCAGGTGTGTTCATGTCAAAGCGAACATGTGTGATTATGAATGTTTCGTGCTTGCTGGTTGGGTTTGGTGTAGGCATTGTTGTCTCCTGTTGTGTTGGTTGTGTAATTGTTTCAGCCATGCTGTACCACTCGGTGTTACGCTCACGCATTGCGTTAGCACGAGCCATGAGGGTACGCATGTAGTCGGTTGTTGTGTTGACGACGATGGGTAAACCATCGGCGTCATACTGAAGCGGTGCTACGTGTGGTCTTGTGTGTGGCATTAGAAGAAGTCAATAACTCCTTGGTCATAGTTGCCGATAGCGAGAGACTCGGCGTATTCCTGCTCTCGCATCTCGTCACGGTACTCCTCAACGAGGTCGGACTGGCGCTCATAGCATGAACACAGCAGGCGTTCTGACTCACAGAACCAGCATGCGTCACACTGCGGACACAGGTCGGCGGTGTCAATGTTGTCCTCGTCAAAGTAATGCTGGAAGTCACAATGTGAACATGTCCACATCTCTGCCCACACCCATTCGCCATTGGCTTCACGATATGAACAGTCAACGATACCACGGTCAGCGTCAGCGTATTCCTTGGGCACATAGATAGGTGACTCGGACTGCTTAGTCCAACCACTGGTGTACATGCCCGAACCGCTGTAGGTGTATCGAGCATACTTGTAACTCGTGTTAGACCACCACACACCGTCAGCATCGTAAGCACCCAAGTCCTCGTTGATGATTGTGTAATCATTCTGCACATCAGGATTAGCAGATAGGAACACAAGTTTAGAACCAGCAGCAAACTTACTCATCTTCTTGCGCATCTTCTTGCTGTTGAGGATTGGAGAGCCACCCATCTGTGGAATCATTTCCTCTGCATAGATGCGGGTGTCAGACTTGCCATCACGCTCCTTGATAGGGAGCATGCCGTTGTGTGCCATAACAGTTTGAGTGTCACGACCAACTTGGAATGGATGACAATTCTCTACGGTCGTACCGCCATGGGTGGTGATACGAGAGTGGAACAATGCAGGCCCACTGTGCTTAGCACGCACATCAAGAAACTCTTGCAGGATTCTGTCAAAGTCTAGACCGCTGTTGTGAATGATGCTGGTGCCGGCATGCACTGCAAAACCGAAACCATCAGGATTGTTGTAGGCACCGTTAGTGAGACTGTCGATGTCGGGTGTTGTGTATTCAGGAATAAAAGTCAGCAAACACATTGCTTAGACCCCCTTGCTTTCTGCGTATGTATTGAAGTTTGTGTATGTTTTTTGTTGGATAGTCCACTCACGGAACCTGTCCCAGTCGTGGGCGGACTTGATGGATACGGCATTGCGTGTGGCGTAGGCGTACTCAGCGACAGCGTGAGCAGCCTCGATACGAGCAATGAATGTTTGTGGTCGCAATGTACCCTTGAAGAAGCGCAACTCAATCGTGTTGCGGTTCTGCAGGTTGAGTGCAACATAGCGGTCGTTGTTGCGCACATGAGCACCAACGGCCATGCCTTTGGTGTAGTCAAGCATGCGCTCTAACTCGTAGTCAGACCACGATGCGTACGAGGACTCAGAACGACCAGCAATCTTCTTCCATTGTTCTGCGTTGCGGTAGAACATTGACATGAAGCGGTACATGGTTGTTGGGTTCTTCTGAAAGAAGTCCTTGTTGATATGAATGTGCAAACCACATGTACGGGTGTTAGCGGAACGCATACCGATTGCAGACAACTCACTGAGTCGTTGCCATGGGAAATGCTCAGCAACAAACTCACGAGACAACGGATGTGAAACCATTTCAAAGCCGTCGTTGAGTGAGCCGTCATGCTTTAGGTAGCACCACTTGTCGTAGATGGATGATGCAAGTTCTGCACCTTCGTAACGCTCGCACTCTGTCGCTTCCATCTCCAACTCAAAGCCGGTCACAGTCTGATGACCGAAACCGAATGATGTGCTGGTGGTACTGCCGTCCTTGCGAACGATAAAGAACTGTGGGTCAGGACGATATGAGTAGTCGTGAATCAAACCGTTTTGCTCCTCGCTGCATTCGTCGCATATGTCACCGTTGTAATACTCGTCATGGCTATCACAGTAGGAGTAGTTCTGTGAACAATCAGGACAGATTGTGTTGTGATTGACAACGATTGCTTCATCCGAGTATGTGTGATACATCGAGTCGCATTCATTGCATGTCTCTCGGTGTTCGTCACAGTCATCACAAAGATGAATCGTTGTGAGGTTGCCGTTGCGACGGTTCCAATAGCCCTGATAGAACTCATGGATGTTGAGTTCATCTGTTGGGTATGTCTCGTCACACCACGAACAGTCCTGAGTGTCAGGTACTGCGTCATCGTCGTTGACTGGGTTTTCATTGATGTTTGTCATTGCTGACTCCTTTGTTTTGTTGTTGTTTGTTGGAACTCCCCAAGCATGGGGAGTTATGAACGGTGGTTGCCATTCACATCTACGACACTTAGGTCAAGGACGGGTGTCAATAACCATGTCATGCCGACATTGTTCTCACGCTCAAACATAGGCAAGTCTGCCTCGTCTACGAATGTGCGGTAGTTGGTGTCCGTGTTGATTGCCTGCCAATACAGCAACGCACCAGCGTTGCGTGCTTTGGTTGCCACACGGTCAATGTTGTTATCGGGTTTCATTTAGTTCTCCTCAAAGAAATCGTTGTCGGTGTCAAAGGTAAAGAGTTCATCATCAGTAATGAACTGGCGGAAAGTAACAGCATTGTCATAACGATGGCAACGCTCAATGTCAAGACGGTCAATGGCGTTCTCAAGCCACCATGTCACACGCCTACGCAGACGATACTTCGCCGGCACGACATACCGCAGATACAACTCGGTGCGCTTATCCATTAGAAATCCTCCTCATCGTCGTCGTTCTGTTTATCAAAGAAGACTCTTTTTGCTTCATTAAGTCTCAAGTGAAGTTTTTCGTATGAGATGGCGTTAATCACAGCATAGAACGATTTCGCTTCATCTTGATTGAACTCCATTATTACCTTTCCATCTTTCTTGAGGACCATAAACAAGATGTCGCCAGCCTTGTTTAACTCAGCCTGCATCTCATAACCATTACGGATTGAGATAGCAGAACTTGTGTCATAACCATGAACCATTTCGGTTAATGCCATATCAACGAATGCGTTAATCATTACTTTACCTCCTTACGCTTAGCAACGAATGGCTTGAACTGTGACTTGTGATTACCGCTATCGCAACGATTACGGCAACAGAAGTAAACCTTGTCAGAACGAACAGGAGTTGCAAAAGCAAAACGCTCGTACTCATCTGTGCCTGCTTCTTCCAACTCAGCCCAATCAAGGAGAATTGATTCAATGTTGTCGGTATCACGAGCAATGACACGATTGAACTCCGCAAGGAAGTTCTTAGTGTCAGTGTACGGAACACCGTTGATGGATAATGATGTAGTAGGCATGGTTAGCCCTTTCTGTGAACTCAACATTTCTATTGAGTAGCAAGGGCACCAACAACTCCCCAAGCATGGGGAGATGCTGATGCACTTGTACCCGACAGGAATTATCTAGGCGATACGGTCGCCCTTGATACCAGTACGAGATGACATGCGAGCGAACTCGTACTCACGCAACGCAACCAACTCTTCTTTCTCGTCAGCAATTTGATTAGCCCACTTATCAGCAGGCACAAAGCCGAACAACTCAATTTCGATTTGCTCCAACATTTCAGATGTAGTCATGATTATTTCCTTTTGTTTTCTGACTCGTCAGTACGGACATTTATCCGTAGACGCCCGAAGGCGTTTCGTCATTTAACAATCGTGATGTAACCGTCACGCAGTTCTGCAATGTGCTTACACCACACATCATGAACAATGGACTGAAACACAGCACACTCAGATGCAGTATCAAAAGTCATGAGCACTTGTGTGACATCACCCATTGCATGATTGACAGATTGCGTGAACACAACAATGCCACGGTCTGCGACACGGTCGTAACCGATTACTTTCTCGCCGTTGATTTCCATGATTACTTTCCTTCCAACTCATTCATTTGCTGATTGAAAAACTCAACAGCCTGAGCCAAACCACGAGGAGGCAAACCCGCACGAAAACGGAACCACTCATTCAAACGCAACATGCGTTCAGCAAAATTATGTGAAGACATAATCCTTCGGGCATGCGCCTTAGCAACGGCACAATGCCATTCAATGTCGCCATTGCGAATGGCAACAACATCAGAAGATGTAAGCATTTTGATATTTCCTTTTGTTATCTAACTAATCGTCAGTCACACTCACAGGTGTGATACGCCTCACGGCGTTTCATAGGGTAGATACAAACTCCCCAAGCATGGGGAGATTACTTGAGACCAAGCGCCTTGATGATTTCATCACGAACGGCTGGCGAATACTTAGCGAGACGCTTGCGAGCCTCTGATGCAGTAATCGTGATAGCCGTTGCAGGCACAGGCTTGCTGTCGCTCTTCGCACGCTGACCTGCAGGAGCCCAAGTAATGAAAGCACCGATAGTCACATACTCATAACGAGTTTCGTTGAGGAACGCTTGCTTTGCAGCCTCGTACGAACCGTACTTACGAACAGCACGAGTGATAGCGCCAAGCGTGTTCTCAAACGACTTGAGTTTGTAATCGGTAATGCGCTTCGTGTCACTTGCGTAGAACTTGTGATACTTCGCAGGTGAATCGCCACGCTTCACCATGTCGCCATGACGCAAGCACCACTCTTCCCAAAAATGCTCGTTGCCTTTCTTGTTGAGCAAGTCTGCCTTGCGTGATGTATTCCATGCGGTAAGTCCGCTTGCCTTGTTGGTGCTAATTGTTTTTCCTTTTGTTAGAAACTCCCCACGCTTGGGGAGTTGATGGATTAGCGAGATAGGAACACAGACAACCAGCGTTGAATCGCCAGCGGGCTGTGCGCCCTCTCACCTATGAAAGTGTCGGACTTATCCTGCCCTGCCCTCCTTGTGCTTGTTGGGGTTTAGGCACACACAGACACGCACACGCACCCCCCTCGGGGCAGGCCCCCCCCGTGCCGCCCGACATATAAGGGACTCATCTCACGCAGGGCGAGAGCGTTAATTCCTAGATACCCCCTAGACTAAGGGTTTATTTTACCATTTTACCTTGTTGGCCCAGTATGCCGCTGACATGGGTCCTTTTGCGATGTTGCTGGAATGCCTTGCCTGAAAGGATTTGCGGCGTTTTGCATAGGCTGCGGATTCCCCTGTTTTCTTCGGTGAACCTTTTACACCTTGCTGTCCGAAGCGGATGGTCTTTATTTGACTACCGGACTTGGCTACTACGATGTGTGACTTCTTGGGATGGTCGGGTGTGGCTTTGGGTTTGTTGTATCCGCTGACACCTGCACGGGCTAAACGTGGGTCACGCTTGGGGGTAGGTTTGGATGGCATTGATTACCTCTATTGATAGTATCCACCCGAAGGGGATGTGGTTGATGTCGCCTACTGTTTTGGGAGAGTCCCCTTCATATTCGAAGACGGTTCCTGCTAGGGTTAGGTAGTGGTCTTGACAGTCCGGCCAAAACCGTCCTGTTGTCACAGCTATAGCATCCTCAGGTTCATAGTCGTCAACTTCATGCCAACCGGAGTGTGGCGCATAAGCGTCACGCCATCGAACCCGTAGTTCTGTCCAAGGCTGTATATGCTTAATCTGTTCGGGACTCATAACCTATCTTTCATGAACGGGGCTTCGCTTATGGCTTGCCCCGATGTATTTGCTATACCTGTCTAGAACTGCCTTTAGGGCAGTTTTCTTGCTACCCCCCCTATAGTCCCCCCCATTCGTAACCTGGGAATCATTCTCATTTTTCCTAGCCGTTTACGGCGTCCTAGGTGACGAAGTTACCTATATGGGTATGAAAGAAGAATTAATTCTTACGCAGACACAGACCGAGTATTTGGACTGGCTTTGCACTGCTCCTTCTGAGCGTACCCCACCTTCTAAGAACAAAATGGCTGTTCATTTGGGTGTGGATATTACAACGCTTCGCCGGTGGGAGAAGAAGCCTAATTTCCGTCAGCAGTGGCAGGACAGGGTGGATGATATCCAGGGGTCCCCCGAGCGCACCCAGGCTGTGTTAGATATGTTGTACAACAAGGCTACACAGGATAACGATGTAAAGTCTGCACAATTGTACTTGCAGGCAACTAACCGTATGGCTCCGCCTACGGTGGAGGTTAAGACTGACCGCAAGATGAGCGAGATGTCTGATGCCGAGCTAGACGCTTTGATTGCGTCTGTAGCCTCTAGGGAGAAGGAGACCCGTACTCTTAAGGTTGTCTAATGGACATTATAGAGTGCAAGCGGTGCGGGGAGGATTACCCCGATGGATGGGCTGAATGTCCGTTTTGTGCTGCTGAACGTAAACACGATGGGCGTCATGCCGAGGATGAATGGAATTAACTGAACTTATAAACGAGCGTGAGTGGCGCTTATGTAAAGGACCTGACGATGCGAGTGATTCGGACCTTGCGGATGCTTTTGAGTATTTCTGCTCTAACTATTGGTTTATTCGCCACCCTGAACGTGGGCGTATTTTATTTCCTATGCGTGATGCGCAGAAGGAAACTGCGTACGCTTGGATATCAAACCGCAACAGTATCGTTCTCAAAGCCCGTCAGATTGGATTTTCAACCCTAGCTGCTGCGTTTGCTTTTTGGGAGGTTTTCTTTTGGTCAGACCGTTTTGAGGTTATGCTTAGCCGTACCGAGCGTGAAGCCGCCAAGCTTCTACAGAAATCTAAGTATGGATTTAAAATGTTGCCTGACTGGATGAAAGCCCGGGGACCTGGACTAGTTTCCGACAATCAACTAAAGATGGTGTTTAGTAATGAATCTGCTCTTGAGTCTCTTCCTAGCGGTAATGACCCTGCTCGTGGTGAATCCGTGTACCGTGTCTTTATTGATGAGATGGCCTTCCTTCCGAACTCGGAGGAAGCATGGGCGTCTATTGAGCCGATTGCCGATGTGGGTGGTCGTATTGTGTGTCTATCCACCGCTAGAGGTGAGGGCAATATATTTCATAAGCTTTGGGTCGGGTCACAGACTGGGACGAATGATTTCAAAGGTATTTTCTTTCCGTGGTCAGCTGGTGACCGTGACGACTCATGGTATGCAGTCAAAAAAGCGCAGCTTCCTGACTGGCAGCTTGCCCAAGAATACCCGTCTGACCCTGATGAGGCGTTTGTCCGGTCTGGTCGTCCTGTTTTTGATATTGATATTATTCGTGCTATTGTTCCTGTAGATGGAATCAAAGGAACGTTGCTTATCGATGGGGACTATTATTTTAAAGCCGATGGTGGCGCCCTGACTGTGTGGGCTGAACCCGAGGCTGGTCAAGTGTATTGTGTAGGGGCCGACGTTGCTGAAGGACTGCAACACGGAGACTATAGCGTAGCTCAGATTATTAATGCTGAGACTCTTGAAGTTGTCGCTAGGTGGCGTGGACATGTTGACCCGGACTTGTTTGGGTCTGACGTGTTGTTTGACTTGGGGGACTGGTATAACCACGCCTTAATTGGTGTGGAAAATAACAACCATGGGTTGACAACGCTGAAGGCGTTGCAACGTGTGGGGTACAGAAACATATACAGACAGCGCAGGCTAGCTAATCGTGCTCCTCAGGCTACAGAGATTCTTGGTTGGCGTACTACTGCCGCTTCTAAGCCCTTAGCTATTGACGAACTGGCTAAGGCTATCCGTGATAGTGAACTTATTATTTTTGACGAGCACACTTTGGCTGAGTTGCGAACATTCGTTCGTGATGAGAATGGTAAAATGCACGGTTCACCTCATGACGACCTTGTGATGGCGATTGCTATCGCCAATCAAATGCTAAAACATGTGTGGCTTCCTGAATATACACCTGACTTGGCCCCACCCAAGTTTTCTTTTGATTGGTTTGCTAACCAAATTGAACCCGAAAAGAAAGAAAAGTTCGTTTTGGGTTCCTTTAACGCTCGTAAGTAACGATTTCCACATAGGTTATGGCTGAATTTAAATGTGAGCGATGTGAATCTACCTGGATTGAGGATACTTTGCCTCGCCGTGGAGAAATCTGTTTTGCTTGCCACCTTAAATCTATCCGTATTGGCTTTACTCATGGCAAATCAGAGTTTAGTGGTCCTACTATTGGTGAGCGTCAGCGTCAAACAATTGCTGCTGCAGCTAAAGAAGGTCGTACCATTGAACCTGCTGGAAGCCGTTGGGTGTAAGACGTGGAAGCGTGGCTTGTACCTATTATTGTTGCCGTACTTACAGGTCCGGTAGTTGTAATACTTCAGAAGCTACGTAGCGAAAATACCAGCCAACATGCCGAGTCTCGTGGTTTGCTTGAGCATCTTGTTATCAAGATTGATAACATTGATGACAAGCTTGACGAACATATTTCAGACCCCACCCCCCATACCCGAAAGGAAATCCAATGACAAAGTTCACCAGTGGAAACGTTCGTGCGCTTGTGCGCTCAATGACGGTTTTGGTAACCGCATTCGGTTTAGACCTCAGTGGAGAACAAGTCGCAGCAATTCAGCTCGTAGTTGAATCAGCCCTGCGTCTTGTGTACGTTAAGAAAGAAGCCTAATGGCCCGTCCTACCCATCGCAGTACACTTGCTAACTACAGAGGAAAGATTGACAATTCCCGCAAGTGGCGCAAGGAAGAAAAATACGATAAGCTTTGGCGTCGAATGATTGACCTCTACCGAGGCAAGCATTTCGACCACGTATCCAGTGAAGACCAAATGCTAATCAACGCTGCATTTTCTACTATCAATGTTATCGCACCCAGCGTCGCAGTAAACCACCCCAAAATTACTGTCGGCGCTAGGAAACCCGAAGATGGCGACAAAGCCATTATTACAGAAGCTATCATTAACTACTGGTGGCGTCATTTTGATTGTCAAAAGCAACTGCGTCGAGCAGTTGATGACTATCTAATTATCGGACACAGCTGGTTGAAGGTTGGATATAAGTTTGTTGAAGAGGAGCGCAAAAAGCCTAAGGCTGCTCCGCTTCCAATGTCTGATGCACCTGCTCCCGGACAAGAAATGGAAGACGAATCTTCCGACCTTGATTCAGTTGCAGAAGATTCACCAATGGAAACAGAAATTGTCGTTACCGAGGACCGTCCATTCGTTGAACGTGTTTCTCCTTTTGACGTTTTTGTAGACCCTGATGCAACTTCTCTTGAAGACGCTAAATGGATTGCTCAGCGCATACGTCGCGGACTGTTGGATGTTCGTAGCGACCAACGCTACAACCGTCAGGCACGTAATGACGCACAGGCAACACAGTATAACAAATGGGCCGGCGATGAAGAACGTCCTCGTGCTTCTAAAGATGACCGTGATGCCTATGTTGATGTTTGGGAGTTTTACGATATCAAACGTGGAACAATGTCTGTATTCTGCAATGGTTGTGATGGTTTTCTAGTGAACCCAACACCAATGCCGTACGCTTTTGGTCATCCTTTTGTGATGATGCGCAACTATGATATTCCGGAACACTTTTACCCAATGGGCGAACTTGAAGCTATCGAGCCTTTGCAGTACGAGCTTAACGCTACACGTACGCAGATGATGAACCACCGCAAGCGTTTCTCACGTAAGTGGTTGTACAAAGAAAACGCTTTTGACACCCCAGGTCGTGACGCCCTAGAGTCGGATGAAGACAACGTAATGGTTCCTGTCATCAGTGATGAGCCGTTGCAATCCGTTGTGCAAGCTATGCCTGCCATTGTCAACCCTCCTGACATGTATAATCTGACGAATCAGATTATGCAGGATATGGACCGTGTTTCAGGTGTTGCAGAGTTTATGCGTGGTGGTGCTTCGGAAATTAACCGTACCGCCACTGAAGCTGCAATGATGCAGGACGCTATGAACGCACGCACATCTGATAAGCTTGCTGAAGTTGAACGTGCTATTGCATCTTCTGCTAAGCGTCTTATTGGTTTGGCCCAGCAGTTCTTGACCGGTGAGCATGTTGCCCGTGTTGTCGGTTCTATGGCAATGCCTATTTGGGTAAACTTTGACCGTGATTACATTATGGGTGAGTTTGACTTTGAAGTTGAAGCTGGCTCTACACAACCTGTTAACGAATCATTCCGCCGTCAAATGGCGTTGCAGATGGTTGATGCCATGGCACCATTCGTTGGTGCTGGCATTATTGACATGGGTGCTTTGGCTCGTCACGTACTTCAATTTGGCTTTGGTGTTAAAACACCTGAAGCTTTCCTTGCTGCACCTCAGCAACAAGGTCCAGTTGGTCCCGATGGTCAGCCAATGGCACCTCAGGGTCCTCCTCAAATGGGTGGAGCCCCGGCTGGTATTAACCCTGAGGAAATGATGCAAGGCGCTCCTCCTACCGGAGGTATGCCAATGCCAAGCAGTATTCCACCGCAGGTTCTCGCTATGATTGAGAACGCAACAGGTGGTTTACCAAATACAATGTAACGAATTCACCTACTATTTAGAGCAACCTTTTAGGACTCTGGAGACACATGGAAATTGAAAATTTTGAATCTGAAGCCGTAGACCCCATTGAGTATGATGGACAAGTTGATGGTGGAGAAGAAACTACTACTGAAGAGTATACACCTGAGTATCTCGATTATGATAACTTTGCCGACAAATATGTCAAGGTAACGTTGGATGGCGAGGAACTTGAAGTACCACTCAAGGAAGCTGTTTCCGGATATCAGCGTCAGGCGGATTATACCCGCAAGACGCAGCAACTAGCAGAAGAACGTAAGAACGTACAATTTGCTCAGGCAATCCAACAAGCGTTGGACAATGACCCTGCAGCTACAGTTGAACTTCTTAAGAGCCATTATGGTTTGGCAGAGCAAGACGTCTTTGAAGAAGACGATTTGTGGGCAGACCCGATGGAGAAACAATACAAGCAGCTTGAAAAGCGTCTAGCTTCCTTTGAGGAGCAGCAGGCGATGAACGAGCTTGAGCGAACTATTGGCGGACTTCAGCAAAAGTATGGAGATGACTTTGACGCAAATGAAGTTGTTTCGACAGCCCTTGCTCAGGGCACTAGCAATTTAGAGGCGGTGTACAAGCAAATGGCTTTCGATAGACTTTTTAGCAGAGAGCAGGCACAACGAGAGTTGCAGTCACGCAAGACTCAGCAGGAACAAAAAATTGTTCAGGCTAAGCGGTCTAGTGGGATTGTAGCTGGAGGTTCGTCGGCTCAGGGTTCATCTGCAGACTCAGCACCTATCACTTCACTAAGGGATGCTTTCTCTGCTGCTAAACAGCAGTTAGGTATCTCAAACTAATTATCATAAGGAGTTAAAATGCCGAACGCAAATTTTGACGCACTACTTTCAACTACGCTTGCTAACTACCGTGACAAGCTTACCGACAACGTGTTCACCGCACGTCCTCTCACATACTGGCTTTCAGACAAGGGTCGCATTCGCACCGAGTCCGGCGGTACCAAGATTGTTGAGCAATTGATTTATGGTCAGAACGACACTGTTAAGTCGTACTCAGGCTATGAGACACTCAGCCTTACCCCTCAGGAAGGCATCACAGCTGCTGAATACGATTGGAAGCAGTATGGTGCTTCTATCGCTATCAGCGGTATCGAAGAAGCAAAGAACAACGGCGAGCATGCCATCATTGACTTGCTTGAAGCTAAGATTATGCAGGCTGAAGAGTCATTGCGTGAAGGTTTCAACCAAATGTTCTTCGGCAACGGCACAGGCAACTCAGGTAAGAACTGGAACGGCCTTGGCAACCTTATTGAGCGTGGCAACACGGTCGGTGGAATTGACTCGTCAGTTGTTACGGCTCCTGGAGTTGTTGGCAACGAGTTTTGGAACTCATACGAGGAAAACACCGCAGGTGCTTTGACCTTGCTGCAGATGGCAACCGCATACAACAGCGTGTCTGTTGGTAACGACCATCCTGACCTTATCCTTACGACACAAACATTGTTTGAAAAGTATGAGTCGCTGCTTCAACCACAGCTTCGCTACACCGACACCAAGACTGCAGAAGCTGGTTTCCAGAACCTGTTGTTCAAGGGCGCTCCAATCATGTATGATGTGCACGCTCCTGCCGGAACGATGTTCTTCATTAACTCCAAGTACCTCAAGCTTGTTGGTCACACCGACAAGTGGTTTGCACAGACCGATTTTGTACGCCCTGAAAACCAGGACGCACGTTTCGCTCTTATCATGTGCTACGGTAACCTTGTTTGTTCAAACCGTGCAAAGCAGGGTAAGCTTACCGCAAAGACTGCGTAAGTTAACCACATTGTTTGGGGGGCGCAAGCCCCCCTTACTTTATTCGTTCAATTTTTAAGGAGTAAAAATGCCACAGGTTGGTAAAATGAAGTTTCCATACACAGCAAAGGGAAAAGCTGCAGCTAAAAAAGCAGCAGAGTCAACAGATGAGTTTGGCAACAAAGTAAGCATGCCACGCAAGGCTACTGGTGGACAATCAATTCGTGCAACAGGCAAGGACAAGACTTCAGGTTCTCGTAGCGGTTCTTCGCTTCGTGCACGTGGAGTTGAAAAGGGAAGCCCACGTCGTGTAACAGCTACGGGTGCACAATCAGCTCGTGCTGCTGGTGCGGAATCCAAGCGTGGACGTGGTACACAGCCTTCATCGGCTCGTGCTGCAGGAGCAAAGCGTAAAGCTAATGCTACTGCTCCACGTTCAGCTCGTGCTGCTGGTGCAGAGTCTAGGACACGCACACGTTCGGCAATGACTGGCGGAACTGCTCGTTCTACCGGTGCAGAGCGTATGGGTGTAACTGGCAAGCGTGGCGGTTCTTCGCTTCGTGCACGTGGAGTTGAAACTGGTGGGATAAAGAAGGCAGCTTCTAAAGCTTCTTCTTATCCTCAGTCTGTTCGTGCTGCTGGTGCTAAGGCTAAAACAAACGATACTCAGCCTTCGTCTTTCCGTGCTCAGCGCTTCGGAAAAGGCGCAAAGGGTGGTAGTGCACAGGTTAAGCCTCGTGTTAACCAGTCTATGCGTGCTGCAGAGTACCGCAAGAAGAAGCCTGGCAAATATTAAGTAACGAATCTCCATATAGGGTATGAGTAAACAACTTGCACACACCCTATATGGTGAACCAGTTAAAGGTATCCGACCTGCGGGGGAAGCCCCGGGGAGTCGCCTGGCACCAGCGGGTGCGCCCTATGTCGGGCGCAACCGTTGCGTTGCTAATGAGGATACATGTGAAGGCCCTAAAGCTAAGGGAACAGATTATTGCGCAGGCCACCTGCGTTCAATGGCTAAGAAAGAAGTTTAATGGCTACTACGGCTGAGCTTACACAATTTGTATGGGATGTGATGGACCTTGAAGAAGTGGACCTTCCGGGCGCACTTGTGCGTCAGTTTATGCGTGATGGCTTTGACCGTATTGTTAATCTTGAACGGCGTTGGCCTTTTTATGAGTCGTCATACACTCTTAATACAACCCCTAGTCAGCGTGATTATCCTATTGGGTCTATTGGTGCTGGAGACTTACGAGAAGTAGTTTCTATTCTTGACAATAGTTCTGCCGGTAATCGTTTAACGATTACCTCTATTGACGATGCCGAGGCTTTGTGGCATGGCTCGTTTGACGTTCCTACTCGTCCTTTGTTTTATACAGAATGGGGAGAAACCATCAAGCTTTATCCTAAGCCTGATGCTGTCTACCCTTTGTCTGTCCGTGGATACCGAAAGCCCAGCTATACGTGGGTGACTGATACTACGTTGCAGCCTGATTTGGATTATCGTTTCCACACTGCGTTGGCTTACTATGCTATTTCCCAGGCTTATAAGCGTCAAGAAGATTCTGAGATGACCAACCAATACAAGCAGTCTTTTGATGAGGCTGTTCAATTGGCTAAGTTGGAGTTGATGCGTCCTCCTTCTCATCGTCCTATGATTATGTCACGTGGTTATGTTCGTCCGTCGTCTAAGTATTGGCTTGAATCTATGGGTCGTACCCTGGGACAGTAATGGCTAGTTTGCAAGTTGTTCGCCAGGACGATTTTACTGGTGGTTTGAATCTTAGAGCTGACCAGTTCCAGCTGGGACCTAACGAGTCGCCTAAGATGTTGAATGTTGAGATTGACCCTCGTGGCGGTGTTTTTTCTCGTGGCGCTATGCGTCGTATTAACAACTCTAGCATTTCTGCTCATTGGTTTCCCAAAAACATGTTTCCTTTTTATGGTCAGGTATATCACGCCATGTTAAGCACTGGAAGTTCCGGTGGTGTTGATGGTAGTGTTTATTATTCTACTGGTTCAGATTTTAGTAATTTGTCTATTCCTGTTGGGTATGAACATGGAGCTTCTTTTGCTCCTTGGGGAAAGACGCTATTTATTACGGGCGGACCAACAAAAGTTTCCCATAAATGGAATGGCACAACTAAAACTGCCTTGACTGCCAGTGGTCCTGTGTGGCAAAACAGCTATGGAAGTCCAACCATTACTCCTGAGTATTTTCCTCAAGCTGCTCACACAATTACTCATGCTGGTAAAATCTTTGTTGCGAATACAAGAGAGAACAGTATAGACAAACCAAACGTTCTTAGATGGTCACACCCGAACAATCCGACTAACTGGGCTGAGCAGGACTTTATTGAAATCAACGATGGCGGTCAAGAGATTACCGGGTTGGCTTCTTTCGGTGGTCACCTGCTTGTGTTTAAGAACAACGCTGTGTACGCTATTTTTGGTTATGACTCCGATACTTTCCAGGTTGTTGAGATTTCTCGCAATGTTGGTGCTGCAACGCCACAGGCGATTTGCACCACAGAACGTGGTGTTTATTTTTTCTCGTATCCTGATGGTTTAATGCTCTACAACGGCACAAGCATTGTCGATGTTTTTGAACCTATTCGTCCGGCAATTATTGATGGCAACATTAAGGTTGCAGCAATCAATAGTGTTTGTGTCAACTATGTTAACCGTCGTATTTGGGTTTCTGTTCCTTACAGTGAAACATCTACTCCGACATACACTACAGCTGTTTTTGTTTATGACCCTAGTGTTTCTCAGCGTGGGGCTTGGCTGATGTTTAGCACTTGGGATTCTAGAGGTGTTTCGGGTGGTTGTACTTTTATTCAAAGAAATGGCGACACGCTGCATCTTGCTGCTCACCCTACTTCTCCTAATGTTTTAAAAGTTGACCAATACACCAGTGGATATGACAACACCGCTGGTTCTGACCAACCATTTTTTTCTAGGTATAGAACACGTTGGGTTGATGCTGGTTCGTACAGTCAACGTAAAATGTGGCGTCGTCCTGACGTGGTTGTTAAGCAAGCCAGTTTTAACGCCAATTTAAATTTTGATATTTTTTCTGACTATGAAGAAGCAACTGTTGTAAAAAACTATAGTGTTTTTATTCCAAGTGCAACCACAGGTATGACGTGGGGTGTTAGTAGATGGCTTGAGGCAAACTGGGGAGCAACGAATGTTGGTTCTCAAATTATTAATGCTCGTTCTATTGGTTTGGCCAAAGCTATTCAGGTTGAGTTTTCAGGAACTCCGGGCGTAGCTTGGGGTATTAATAGTTTTACTTTAAAATATAATCCACGAAAGGTGACTAAGTAATGTCTAGTTTAAATTTTCCACATACCTTAAGCAATAACACGGTTGCTGATGCAAACCATGTTATGGCAAACTTTAATGCTATTAGAGATTTTACAAACACAGAGGTTGTTCGTAATGATGGCTCTGTAAAGGCGTTGTTAAGTTCGCTTGCTAACGAGGTAATTAACAAGCTTGTACCTGTTGGTACTATTGCTATGTTTGGTGGTTCAGTCGCCCCTACAGGTTGGTTGCCTTGTGATGGAATATCGACGACTGGTTATCCTCTTTTGCAGGCGGTTGTTGGCGCAACAACTCCCGACCTTCGTGGTCGTGTACCGGTTGGTTCGGGTTCGGGTGCTGGTTTGACTGAAAGAACTTTAGGTACTACTGGTGGTTCCGAAACACATACGCTTACTGTTGGACAAATTCCTAGCCACGCTCACTTTTATAACCAAACAACTGTTACACAAAGAGTGGTATTTAACCCTGATTTGGACTTAATTGACGATGTTGTAAATGCTTTTGGCAGCGCTACAACAGGGTCAGAGGGTGGCGGTCAACCGCACAACAACATGCAACCATTCCGAGTTGTAACTTACATTATTAAGCACGACTAATGACAGTTGAAACTCCACGCAATAATCCACCTGAACAGATATGGACGGCTCCTCTTATGGAGACGCTCCGTTCTTCGGATGCGCGTGCTCTTCAACATATTTTTACTAGCCTAAAAGAATACCTAAATGGTGTTCAGGCAACTATTTCTAGCAACTACTATAATCTTGTTATTGGTTCTGTTTCTCAAGGCGTAGCTGGGGCAAGCATTACCGGAACATTCCCTAACCAAACTTTAAATCTTAGTTTACCTCAGGGAGCCACCGGACCTGCTGGTCCTGCTGGCCCGCAGGGTCCTGGTGGGTTTTCAACTTTAAACCTTGATGGTGGACAACCTGATTCTGTGTATGGTGGTCTACCTTTGATTGATTCGGGGAATATCTAATGGCTGTTCAAATTCAATATCGTCGTGGTACATCTTCTCAATGGACTAGCGTCAATCCCGTGCTTGCTCAGGGGGAGCCTGGTTACGAATACAACACGGGCAAATTCAAGGTTGGTAATGGTGTCGACCCTTGGAATGTGTTGCCATATTCTAGCGGTGTTCAGGGTCCTGTTGGACCTGCTGGTCCAACTGGACCTGTTGGACCTATTGGCCCTGTTGGTCCTCAAGGTGCTGTTGGTCCCATTGGTTTAACCGGCGCTACTGGTCCTATTGGTTTAACTGGCGCTACGGGTGCTACTGGCGCTCAGGGACCTCAAGGTCTTAAGGGGGACACGGGCAATACTGGTCCTCAAGGTATTCAGGGTATCAAGGGCGACACAGGCGCTACAGGAGCCACCGGAGCGACTGGTCCGCAGGGATTGAAGGGCGATACAGGGGATACGGGTCCTCAGGGCTTACAGGGGCTTACAGGGGCTACTGGAGCGACTGGAGCTACAGGTCCTCAAGGTCTTAAGGGAGACACTGGAGACACTGGGGCTACTGGTCCTATTGGATTGACAGGTCCGACTGGTCCGACTGGTCCAACTGGTCCTAAGGGAGATACTGGCGATACTGGACCGACTGGACCGACTGGGGCTACTGGTGCAACTGGGGCTACTGGACCTACTGGTGCAACTGGACCTCAGGGTCCAGCAGGATTAAACGGTAAAAGTGTTCTTAATGGCACTGGCGCACCTAGTCCAGGTCTTGGCGTTGATGGCGATTTTTATATTGATACTGCAACTGAAAACATTTATGGCCCCAAAACTGCTGGGGCTTGGGGTTCCCCAACAAGTTTAATTGGTTCTGTTGGTTCTATTGATTTAGATGATTTAACTGATGTTGTTATTTCTTCTCCTGAAGAATTTCAAACTTTAGAGTTTAATGGAACAAACTGGGTTAATAAGCACGCCTCGGTTGTTACATATGTGCGAAACGCTGAAACAACAACATTGACTACTGGTACTGTTGTTTATTTGTTTGGTGCAACAGGAGACCATGCTACTGTCAAGCGTGCGGATAATGATTCTGATGCTACATCTTCTAAGACTGTCGGTGTTGTTGGTGCAAACATTGTTGCAAGCGGTAACGGTCCAGTTATTACTCGTGGATATGTTGACGGAATTGATTTGTCTACTGGCTATGCTGCTGGTGATATTTTATGGCTAGGTGAAGATGGTGGCTTTACTAAAGTTAAACCAACAGCACCTGAACATGGTGTTTTCGTTGGCGTTGTTGTGCGTGCGACAAACAACGGCATTATTTATGTTGCAACACAAAATGGTTATGAACTTGATGAACTTCACGATGTTTCTCTTAACGGGAAAATATCGGGGGATTTTCTTAAGTACGATGGTTCGTTGTGGGTTAATGACCAAATTAATCTTGGTACCGATACTGTTGGCAATTATGTTGCGACAGTATCTGCGGGCACAGGAATAAGTGTTTCAGGTTCAGGAAGTGAAGGAGCTTCTGTTACAGTAACCAACGATGGTGTTACCAGCGTTAACGGTTCTGCTGGCGCTGTAATTATTGCTGGTGTTCCTACTGGCTCTGTTAATGCTTTTGCCGGTTCTTCTGCGCCTAGTGGCTGGCTGTTGTGTGGTGGTTCTGCGGTAAGCCGTACCACATATGCAGCATTGTTTGCCGTTATTGGAACAACTTATGGTTCTGGAGATGGGTCAACCACATTCAACCTTCCCGACCTTCGTGGTCGTGTTGTTGCTGGCGAAGATGACATGGGTGGTACTGCAGCCAACCGTTTGACGAGTGGAGTTAGTGGAGTTGCTGGCGCAACATTGGGAGCAGTTGGTGGAGATGAAAGACTACACCTACATAGTCATGCAAACACAGTCACGAACAATGCTGTTACCAGTGGTGGTCAAAGTCAAGACCACACCCACACCGGCACAACAAACAACCAAGGGAATAACCACACCCACAACTATACAGATAGATACACCTACCTATATACTGGCAACCTTGATTACGGAAACTACTACAATGGTTACTACCCAACTAGCGGTACTTTTACTACTGGTATTAACAACGATTCTCATGCTCACTCGTTTACAAGCAACACAACCAGCCAGGGCCACACCCACTCTGTTGCATCAAATGTTACTATTTCTAATGCTAATGCTGGTGCTGGTTCTTCACAAAATGTTCAGCCTACAATTATCCTCAACTACATCATAAAGGTATAAAATGATACTTCATTTAGACTGTGTACCCCTTCAGTGGGACAATGACAACAACTGCCCGATTGTTGCTCAAACATCAGAAGAATTTCTGATTGTTTTAAGACAACATAGAAACGTTATGCTTAGTCAATCTGACTGGCGAATTGGTGTTGACTCGCCATTGTCTGAAGAAGAAAAGCAAGATTGGATTGAGTACCGCAGGTATCTCCGTGGTTTGACAGACGACCTCCCTTCTGTGCTCGCAAATACAGTTGAGATTGTTGACCCACCATTAAGTGGTGGTCCAGTAAATGTAATGACCCCTCAGAGTGCGCCGAGGTAGATGCAATGGCTAAGTTGGTAGATTTAGTGAAGACCGCAAAGAGTACCATTATCTCCTCAGATAGTAACGAATTGGGCATACAGTAGGAGCATTTATGGCAGATTTTGACTATATGGGGTACAACCAAAAGAAGCGTGCAGCTGGTTCGGGCTATGCCTCGAAGCAGGCTGCTAACACGTATGCCCAGTTTTTGTCTCAGCAACGTGGTGCCCGCAAGAAGTTTGACATTCAACAGGGGTACGAGAAGCAAGCACCCAAGGTAGTTGGTTCGTTTACTAAGCGTGGTTTGGCTGGTCCCGGTGTTCAATCAGGTATTTATCAGAAGGGTTTAACTGATTTTGCTCAGAAGAACTTTATGGATTTTGCTGACCTAAATAGGGACCAGGACGAAGAGATGCAACGTTTGCAGTTTGAAGGTAGGCAGAACACTGCCGAGTATGACCAGCAGATTGCAGAGTTAGAAGCACAGAAGCAGGCTAGCATCGCTCAGGCTGCTGCAACATTATCGGCCTTTAAGCCGTTTTTAAGTTAGGAGATTAAAATGGCTGGAAAGAAAATTATTGGTCGTGACGCTATGGGTAATCCTATTTATGAAGGCGGTCGTCTTCCTTCTGCTCCTGGTGCTGGTTCAGGTGTTGGTGTAAGAACTTCGGGTACTGCTCCAAAAACTAAACCTGCTGCTCCCCAATCTCCACGTAGGGGTTTTGGTTCTGCTGGAACGCCCGGAAAGGAAGCACCAGTATCAATAGGAAATGTGTCACGCAACCTTCAGGGGGCACCACAAGATACTGCAAGAAGAATTATTGGCATGGGTGCTGCTCCTAAAATTCCTACTGTTCCCGAGCTTGAAGCTATTCGCAACAAGGCTGCTGGTCCTGGTCCAGGCACTGGTGGTGGCGGAGTAAAGAAAGACGACCCTTATGCTGCTTTGCTTAAAGCTTTGACTGGTCTTGGTGATTATGCTGCTGGGAATATTAACTCATCTATGGATTCGTTGGCTAGCACTTTGCAGGCACAGACCAACCCGTTTGCAGACTTTAAGGCGCAACAGACACAGACAACGCCAGAGTTGTCTCAGCTTCTTCAGTCTCAGGGTGTTTCCCAGGACCCTTTGCAACAGTTTGCTACTGCTATGAATGCGCAGAATCAGAATCAAGCTACTGCTTTCCAAAATCAAGCTGATATTATGAGCAAGATTTATGGTGCTAATCAGACTGGTTCTATTGGTGATGTTGCTCAGCAACGTTATGATTTGTTGAATCAGCTTCAGGGTAATGTTTTGGGTGCTGGAACTAAACTTCTTGGAGGCAAGGGGAAGAAAGCTCTTGATAGCAATACGATTGCACAGATGATTCTTTCGGCTATGAAGGCAGGCCAGTAATGGACCCGGAATCAATTCAAATGTTGATGCAGTATTTGTCTTCTGCTAAAAAAGGCAACAAGGGTGTCAGCTCTGTTGCTGGCAATCTTGACAACCCTATCTTGTTGGCTTTGGCTGGTGTTCTTGACCCGTACTATGGTTCAGGTCAAACAACCAGCGGTGCTGGTAATTTGTATGGTTCCTTTGCTAGCGATAAAACAACCCCTGCTGCTGTCAGGGCGGTTATGGATTATGTTGACCAAGGCATGAACTCTTATCAGATTGAAGCGCAGATTAACGCTTTGGATTCTGATGTTATTCAGAACTCCGGCTATACCGATGAGCAACTTATTTCTATGGGTCGTGAAATGGCTAAGGAGGGCGGCAAAAAGGGCACCGATGTGTTTGCTAAAGCTGGTCTTCGTAATCCTAATGACATTTATGGTTTGGGAGATGTTCCTTTGGATGCTTCCCAGTCAGAAGATTATCAATCTTATGTTGATGCATCTAAGAAGTCGGGCAAGGGTCGTGAGTTGGCTGATTGGCGTTTGGCTGTTGCCCGTAACAATATGAGCAAATACACCGAGGATGGTGTTGAGGTTCCTGATTGGTTCCCTAAGGGTGCAGCAGAAGGTACTGTAGCCCAAATCGGTAAGGGCGCAAAGTACAACACGGCTCGTATTGGTCTTGATAAAAATGGTAAGGGTCCAAACCTTAATACGGCCCGTATTGGACTTGACGCAGACGGTAAAGGTCCAAACCTTAACACAGCCCGTATTGGTGAAGGGGCGGAGTACAACACTGCTCGTATCGGCCCTGTACCGAGAAAGTCAAACAAGAAAGAAGGGAAGCGTCCTTCGCAGGATGAGCGTGATGCGTTGTCACGTGCACAGGCTGGAGTAGCAGATGTCGAGACTCAGGTCGCTGCCGATTTGATGCGGGCACAGGCTGTTCGTGAGGGTGCTCTTAGGCGTGCTTCACAGTCGGGTCGTACTCCGTTTACGGACCAAACTTCTACGTTGTTGAAGTTTATCGCCGGCTCTAAGTAACGATTTAAACATATAGTATGGCTAATCCGTATACAGATATGCGGGCTATCACTGCCCGTCTTGGGCAGGTTCAGCCCCGTGGTATTTCCGCCCCTGGCGGGTTGAATCCGACTTCCCCAACTCGCTCTAAAGAGTCTATCCAGTTGGGTAGGGCAGCCAACAAGTTTGCTATTCAGAACCCACAGCTTCGTGAAGAGATTGAACGCATCGCCAGTGGTTCTCGTTCTGAGAAGCCTAGTGGATTTTTGGGGACTGTTCTCGGCAACCCTGTTACCAAAGTTGCTTTAAAGGGTCTTGAAGCTTTTGCTGTTCCTGGCCGTGCCGTTGTGTCGGCTGCTCGTGAACTTACTGACGTTGTTGACGGTGACGCCAAAACTAAGGCTAGCTTTGGTGACTTTGGCAAGCAAGTCAAGGATTCACGGTTTGGTTTTGGTAGAGCATTCAAAATTGACACTGGCAGCAAGTGGCTTGACAGGGCTATTGGTTTTGTTGGTGACGTTGCCCTTGACCCATTAACGTACGCAACCTTCGGTGCGTCCGCAGGTCTTAAGGGTGTTCAGGGGTCCTATAAGGTTGGTAACTATGCTAACAAGATGACCCTTGCTGCTAAGGTGTTGGAGAATACTGGCGACAATGTGCTTGCGGCTGCTGTTGCTCGTCGTGGTCGTGTTGCTTTGCGCAACAACCCCGAAGTTCTTGAGAGGGTTGGCGCTAACAAGTTTGGTGTTTACTTCTTTGGTAAGCGTGTGAAGGTCGGCAAGGATGGAATGGGTCTACGTGTTCCTCTTAGTGGAACAATTGGAGAGATTGGTGAGTCCACTCTTTCTCGTGCTCGTCTTGGTATAACTAACACACGCATGGGTAAATACATGCAGAAGATGACGATGCCTAAGGATTTCTTGGATATGCGTCTTGGTGTTGCTCGTGGCACTTTAAATCCTGAGGATGCTGCTGATGCTTTGAAGTTGTTCCAGGTTGTTCCTAACCAGCGTCTTGCCCGTGCTTCTGCACAGCAAACACTTGAGCAGCAGTTGATGGGTGTTTTAAAATCTGAGGAACCAAACATTGAGGCTTACCGCAACTCTGTGTACAAGTTTATTGAGGACCCAACTCGCTTGGCTGTTGCCAGCGAAGCTGAGAAGCGGGCTTATGCCGTGTGGAAAGGTTTCTTAGACCAGCAGTTTGACAACGTTTCTTCTGCCTGGAAGAACGTTGATGAGGCTGCAGAGATTGGAAAGACAGAGAATTATTTCCCTAGAGTCCGTAGTGATGAAGCACAGAGATACATGGATTCTAATGCTAGTTTTGCTGCTGATATTCGTGGCATTTATATGGATGACCCTTTTGCTTTACCGGGTGCCTTTACTCCTCGTTCTCTTCGTGAGGGTAAGAAATGGTTTGGTGTTCCTTTAAAGAAGGGAGACTTAACAACCGAAAAGCTGAATCAACTTGCCCGCACTAACGGCGGTATTGATTTTGATTTCTTTGAAACAGACGTTGTTGATGTTATGCGCAAATACATCTCCGACACTGCTGACGAGCTTGGAATCATTCAGCGTAATGCCGACCTAAAAGAGACCGGTTTCTTTAGGCGTATCGAGGAGCAACGCATCCGTCAACTTGAGGTTGACGAGGATGATGTTGCTTCTGCTCGTGCTTTCCTGGATGAACAAAACAACATGATGGTTGGCGTTGAGCAGGATTTCCGTAAGTCTATTACCAACCTTATTGATAATGTTCGTGCTGAACAGGTTCGTGTTTCACAAGGCCTTGCTACTGGCGAGCGCTTGGCTCAAGATATGAGCAAGTATTTGTATGACATGGTTGATGATGTTACCCGTAAGTCTGAGTTCATTGCTGGGCTGAAAGAGAATCTGTCTAAGCTTTGGGGTAAAGAATCTGAGATTCCAATGTATGCTCTCAGTGATGACTTCCCAGTTATGTTGCGTCCTGTTCTTGGACAGTATGACCAAATGGTTAAAGACTTGGATGATTTCAACAAGATTATTCAGGAACTTCAAGAGCAGGCAATGAAGGCCGACTATGATGTCTTGGCAGCTAAAGAGGCGCTGCGTCAAATTGAAGAGGGCGGTAACGCTGCTCATGTTGCGATGAAAGAAGCACAGGAGTCAATCCGTTCCGCCATGGAAATGGCTAACGTTATTGAGGGTGGATGGGATTCTGTTGTTCTTGGTCGTTCTCCTCGTGCTGGTGGAACAGCAGCTCAGAAGGTTCTTCGAGACATCAGTGACATTCTTGGTGTACGCAGAACCGCTACAGGCAAGAAGTCTCAGGTAGCAAGAGCCAAGGCTCTTGGTTCTGAAGGAAAGCTTAAGGATTTCCTTCGTGGTAAGGTAGAGCCAGGTTCTAAAGAATCACGTGCATATGATTTCTACATGTCACAGTGGAACAAGGTTGCCGGTCAAGGTCAGGCTGGCCTTAAGCCTTCTGCTGTTTCAGAAATGACTGAGGATAAGTTCTTTAATATTATTTTGAACTCGTCTTCTCCTGACATTAACCTTGTTGACTTGCGTGTTGCTTCTTTGTATGCGCTTGGTCGTGATATTAAGTTGTACAACGCCGAAAGCATTGACGAACTTCCGAAGTTTGTTCGTAGTTTCCATGAGACACTAAATAGGAATCTTGAGTTGGCTGCTTGGGATGAGTCGGGTCGTGTTGCACGTTCTAATGCTACAAAGACATTGGACCAAGAGATTGATGCAATTAATGCACGCTGGGGCGCCATGTATGAAGAGGCTACGTACATGCGTGACACTCTTGGTGATTATTTTGATGTTATCAAGTTTGTTGAGGACGACATTGCAAAGCAGTTGGGCAATGACTGGGAATCTCTACCGTTTGATGAGTCAATCGCCCCAGCACTTGAAGAGGCTATCGGTGGCGCACGCCTACCTTTCCTGTATGACGATTACATTGATGGTGCGGAAGAGTTGTTTGGTCGTCAGGCAACGCTTGGTGATGTTGTATCGCATTTGAAGGAACGCCATGAAACCATGCGTGTCGCCTATGAAGATGTTCCCGTCGAGATTGACCCTGATAGTGCCAGGAAGATTGCAAATCTTGAACAGAATCGTCAGGAACAGATAGATTCTTTCGGTGAAGAATATGCAAATAATGAAGAGTTTTTAACTGATTTTGTTAGAGAAAGAGCTCGCATTAAACGTGATGCAGAAACAACAAGAGAAAATTTAATTAAAAAGTACGAAGCAGAGATTGCTGCTGCCAAGTCACGAAGCAAAGCATCTTCAAGACCTGGATTTGAGTTCCGCCCAAGCGAGGCTCGCAAGATGCGAGCTGCGGACACAACAAAAGAAACGTTAACTCGTAGTTTGGTTGAGTACCAGGCTGTATCCGATTCGGTTCAGAAGTTTGAGGCAATTGCTGGATACCTTGCACCGCATGGTCTTGTTCCTACCGAGAACATGTGGCGTGGAATTATGAAGACAGTTGCAGACCAGTATGGTTCGCAGTATGGCGACAAGGTTCGTCGTATTCAGTCTGCAGAAACAAAGTTTACAGAGTTCTATACTGACTATACGAAGAAGCTTCAAGAAATGAAGCGTCTTCCAAGAGAAGAACAAATTCCTGTATCTAGATTGTTCAAAGAGTCTCTTGAAAATTTAATGTCCGGTCCTGATTCTGAAATCATGTCTGAACTGTTTGGCCCCACAATGAGCAGACTTGTTGACAAGGGCGACATGTTTGCAGATGTTCGTTCTATAAACTCTGCTATCAGAAATGCACCAAACGAAAATGTTCGTAACGCTGCAAAAGCAAGACTTGATAGATATGTTAAAACATACGTTATTCCTTGGGCTAAAGAACTTGACCCCACTATTCGTGCGGACAAGGGTCCTGCTCTTAGACTGTTGAAGAACTCTGTTGCCGGTGAAGGAACAGGCCTGAAGACTGCCAGCAAGGCTGTGCTTGCCGAGATTAGAACTCCTCTTTCACGTGATGCTTCTGAGATTGACGTTTATCGTTGGTTTAACTCAATGATGAAGACCGTTGACCCTAAGACTGGTGACACCATATCTCCTGGCATTATGGCCCAAAGGCGAGAAAGCTACCGCACATCAGAGCTGTTCTTTAATCGTATGCGTGATGGTTATCTTGATGTTGAGCAGTTCTTTAAAACATTAGACGGTTCTCAGCACACTCCTTCAAGCTATGCTCTTCAGATGCTTGAACTTGCTAACAGGCTTGATGGCCCTAGTAATGTTATTTTCCAAAAAAGAATGGAACTTCAAAGCGCTGTTGATGAACTTCAACTTATCGCAGAAGAAAAGGGATTGTCTACCAGCCAAAAAGCACAGTTGAGCCGTGCGCAGAACCAACTTAATCAGCTTGATAAGTTGGGTTCCAGCTATATGGGTATTTACAAGTCCGGCGATAAGGCAGTTGCTAGCATCGTTAAAGAAGCAGACGAAGCAGAACTTGTTGCTCGTACTGCCCGTGAAATGACTGACGCTTATAAAAACCCTGACTTAACGTTGGATGAACTCAAGACTATTGGTTTTACCAAGCAAATGATTGCGGAGCGTGAAGAGGTTTTAGCTCTTGAGCGTTTTGATGCTTCTCTTGATTATGCTAAAGCCATCCAGGACCAGGAGATGGTTTCTTTCTTAGACTCTGTATCGGGTGTGAACTTTGCAGAGTTTAACGATGGTATTGTTATTGGTACTGAGCAGATAGAAAAGTTTGCTGATGACTTTATTCCTGAGACTGCAGGTAGCGTGCAGGCACAGGTTGAGGTTCTGCAGAAACAACTTGACGAAGTTGACAGGTTTGAAGCCGAAAGCCGGGCTAGAGTTGTTCAGCCCTACACTGTTCAGCGCAATGGCAAGACAACTTGGCAAAGTGCGGAGCATAGGCGGGCTGCACAAATGAAGCTTGACCAGTGGGCTACGAACGAACAGGGTAGATTCAGGGCTGAGCGTACAAGACTGCAAGGGTTAATTGATACCGCTGAGGAGCGCACGATTGCGTCTACTCGTGAGTCTCTTGGTTTTGAGTTTGTTCCTGTGTTTGCTAAGATGCCTGATGGTTCTGCTATTAAGTTTACGCAGGATGAATGGGATTCTTTATTTACTCCTCCTTACGGCCAAAAAGACCTTAACTTGATTGTTGATGAAATCAACGACATAAAAGCAAAGAGAAAAACCGCACAGGGTCTTCTTAACAAGGCTATTGAATCTTCTCAAAGAAGTTCATGGGACCCAGCTAAGAGAAGGTATGTTCGTGAGCTTGAGAAGCGTATTGCTAAATTGGATATTGAGATTAAGAAGCCTGAAGCCGAGTTTAATCGCAGTATGCCTGGTGTTCGTAATGCTGCTTTAGAGAAGACAAGAATTCTTATTAAGCAGATGCAGGAAGCGACACCGCAGGATGCTGGTGTTAGCTGGATGAAACAATGGGAGAATGCTGCCGAGCAGGCAGCTACCTCTCAGCGTGTAACTAACTTGCAGGCTCGCAGGATTTGGTCGGAAGGTCAAATGGTTGGCGCATATGAAGCCACAGAAAATGCTGCTGGTGTTTCTTGGGTCAACGCTTTGGCACACAGAAACGGTAATGCCAACTACACTTTCTCATATTACTTTGATAAGATTGTTAAATCTGATTCTAATGTAATGCGTACTCCTAGTTCTTGGACAAATGTTGACAGGGGAATGCAGGAGCGCCGAAACCTTCTGCAGATTATGTGGCGTAGTAACAAGTCTCACTCTGTTCTTGAACAGCGTGAGGAGCTTGTTCGTGCTGCTGCTTTGACAGCATATGACGACTTTGATAAGTATGCTCGGATGTCACAAAGGGCTGCTGTTCAGGCACGCAAGATTGCGGATGAGTCACGGTTTGTTGTTAATGATGTGCAGGAATCTTTCCGTAAGTCAATTTCTGAGATTCGTAACGCAGAGCTTCAAGCGGCTAAGGCTGCTGGCGCTGAGTTCGACACAAAGACTCCGTTTTGGTCTACGAATACAGAGGTCAACTACACACTTAATGGAAAGGTATACAGCGTTCCTTCTATTTCTGATATGCTTGCTGACCCGGCTAAGTATGTTAAGCGCTCTAGAACCAGGGGGGATTTGTTCTTTGATTTGAAGAAGCCAGGAAATGTTGTTATGTTCAACGAAGCTAATGAGGCTACTCGTGCAACTATTGCTTTGTTTGGTATGCAGAATGTTTTGATGCGTGAATCTGCCGACATGTTTGAGGCTGGTATTGTCAATCCTTCTATTGCTAGAAGCAGTGAAGCATACGTGACAATGGCTAAGTGGGCCGAGGAAGCAACAACACTGGCCGACAATATTAAAACTGTCCGTGCTGCTGTTACTAGAGAACGTGAATCCTTGGACCTTAATGTGTATATGCGTGAAAGAGAACTTGAAGGCGTAAAGCTTGACATGTTTGAGTTCGCTGCTGAACTTCGTGCAACGCTTGGTGACTTCAACCCATCGGTTGAACTCAGCCAGGACGGCATGATGCGAATGGAAACTTTAATTTCTAATTTGCGTAAGCGTTCCGCATTGCTGGAGGGCATTGCTCAAGACATGCCTAGTAAAGCGGATACAGCAGCGTTGAATGCTTCCAAGAAGCCTGCTACTCGTGCTAAGTGGATGAAGCTTCACCTTGACCAAATTAATAGCAACCGTCAACTTCTTAGGTCGTTGGCGATGGCTGAGTTGGCTGATGGTGGCGAAGCTAAGATTTGGAATAGTTTGCTTGAGGCTTCTGCTGCCGAAACTAGGTTCATGCTTCACGAGGGTAGGGTTTCTCGTGCTACTGCTGCTTTGGATACGGCACAGGCTGGTTCGTATGTTGAGAAGGTCTTGGACCCTGCTTCTAGGAAGTTCCGTGATGCTGCTAGCAAGATGCTTGAAGCACAGGGTCGTACTTTTGCTGATGACTTTAACATGCCTAGCTATTCTGTTAGTGCACCGTTGAATGAGATTATGAACAACCTTGACCGCATTAATGATGGCGCTATTCTTCGTGAGCTTGGTGGATTCATGAGTTCATACACTGGTTTCTTTAAGGCTTACGCTACTCTTAGCCCCGGATTCCATGTGCGTAACTCCATCAGCAACAGCTTCCAGTTGTTTGCTGCTGGTGCTGAAGTGAAGAACATGAAAGCTGGTTTGAAGTTGTGGCGTTCTCTTGGCGAGCACGTCAAGAATGGTGGAACTTTGGATAGCTGGTTGTCTAGTGGTTCCATCCCTGCCAACATGCAGGCACAGGCGCGTATTGCTGGTGAGGTTGCATTGGCTTTGGGTGGCGGTAAAACTGACGATGCTTTTGCCGATTTTGTTGCTATGGGTAAGAACATTCTTACTGACAACGCTGCTACTCGTGCTTCTCGTGGGTTTGGTCAGCGTGTCGAGGGTTCTGCCCGTTTCATGTTAGCGTTTGACTCTGCTGTCAAGGGAGATGGTTTTAACGATGCGTTTAACCGCACCAGCCGTTTCTTGGTTGACTATAACAACCCAACGTTGTTGGATGAGTCAGTTCGCAACATCCTTCCGTTTTGGACTTGGATGAGTCGCAACCTGCCGGTGCAGATTACGACACAGTGGACTAACCCTAAGCCGTATGTCATCTATCAGCGTTTTGCTAATAACTTTAGTACCGACGAGGATGAGCAGTTGCCTCCATATTTGATGGATAAGAATCCTATCCAGGTTGGTAAGGGTACGTTCTTGGCTCCTGACCTTCCGTTCATGGCTGCTCAGGAAACAATCAATCTTGCTAATAATCCACGCAAGGCCCTGTCGATGGTTAACCCTGGTTTGCGTGTTCCTTTGGAACTTGCTGGTGGTAAGACTTTCTTTACTGGTCGTGAGTTTGGTAGCGAGCCAGGACAGCAGAGCGCTATGGAGTATTCGGCACAGAACTTGTTGCCAATGCTTGGACAGATTGACCGCATCACAGACATGAGTGCTGGTTCTGACCAGCTTGGTCTAGCAAGATATCTTGGTGTACCTATTCGGGGTATGACCGACGAGAAGCGCAACAATGAACTGCAGAGACGATTGATTGAACTTCAACAATTACAGAGAAATACTGAAGGAGCGTAATGGCTAAGTTAACATATCCAACAAAACGACTTGTGGTGCCCGAAGCGCTGGGTCGCATCCCGAGTGGGAAGCTCCCCGCTGGTTTGATGGGCAAGTGCAAAGCTGGTGGATGGTTGTACCGTCCGGCTGCTAAGTCATTCAACGAGATGTATAAGCATGCGTTGTCTTGTGGCATCAAGCTTAAGTCTATTGGTTCTTATCGTTCGTATGAGAAGCAGTATGATTTGTTTATTAGCAGATACAGCCTTAAGGATACTGGTCGTGTTCCTCAGGTGACTCGTAAGTTTGATGGTCGTGTGTGGTACCTGAAGAAGGGGATGTCGCCGGCTGCGACCCCTGGTGCTTCTAATCACGGTTATGGCTTGGCTATTGACCTTGATGTTACCGACCCAAAGGTGTACGCATGGTTAGACATGCACGCTCCGACGTATGGTTTTTATTTGCAGGGTAAGCCGACGTTGCCGAACGGTAAGAAGAACCCTGAGTTTGAGGCTTGGCATTGGCAAAAAGTTGATGCCTAAAACGCAGAAAGGCCACCCCGTAGGGTGGCCATTTCTTATTCTTTAATTTTTCCTTCAGGTCCATACCCTTCCATGTAAGTTACCTTTACTGGTCTAGGGTTTGAACTTGTATATGGTGAGCGTGGCCTGCACGCTCTAAGCTTTCTACGCTTGGTGGGTCGTATGCTCCGTCCCATTATTCCTCCCAAATATTTATCTTGTCATTCTTTAGGGCCATCTCCATCGTTCCAAGGAGACTCATCAGAACTCCGATACCGACTATCCATGATTCTCTGTCGGCTAGTCGCATTCCGTAGCCTGCTCGTACTGCGTCAATCATATCTTCTTGACTCATCATTACGCTCATCTCGTAGAATGTTCCGTGTTGTTCTACTATTCGTTTTGCTTTGGATTCAATGTCTGCCACATCTTCGGGTGGTAGAAAGTTTTTAATCCAATCGGGTTCGTCGCTCATTTGCTATCACAATCCAATCTTGCGGTAATCCATTTACCAAGACGCCTTGACCCAACTCTACGAGTGGCATTCCATAGTGTCGGGCCAAGACTTCATACAGTTCCTGGACGCTTATCGGTAGGTGAAAGGCGACCGTGAACTGGGTGGATATCATTCGGTACCTTCGGACTCCTTACGCATTGCCTCTTCAATAGTTGTGGCTGCTGCAACAATCTGTTCTACAGATGTTGGTCCAAACTTGTCTTCAAGGAATGCAATCAAAGCGAAGATGTTTGATACGACCCAGTATTGGTCAATTGGTTGTTGTTCGTTATTCGTGGGTTCCGGTGTTTCCATCGTAGTCTCCTAATTCAAGATTGAAAGTATCGTCTAGTATCATTAGAGCAATCACGCAGTATCCAACGATATCCATAAGTGTATCATTGGTTGACTCGTGGAATGCTTTTGTGTTTCTGTTTTTTAAGTTGTCTAGTCGTTCAATCTTGTCGCTGAGACGGACAACTACTCCGTACATCCCGAAGCGGTTTATGTTGCCGTGACCATAGTCGTGCTGTTTACGGCACAGGGTTGCTACCATTTCCCCTGTGTCCCATGTCTCTGCAAAACGCATCTCGTTAATAGCTGACACTGCGATGTCGGTAAACGTTTCCTGCCTGACCATGACCTCCCGGTCGGTTCGGTATACAGCCTCTAGTGCTGTGATGTATGAGCGCATGCGTTCAATGTCTAGTGGTTCGGAATCTTCTGTGCTTCCTAGTCCTGCGATGTACATCACCCATTGCATGGCTGATTGTTCCCATGTGTCGGCTAGACGGATTGATTTGCGGATTGTTGTGTTTGCTGACATTGCTACCTTTAGCTTTTCAAACGCCTGATTACGCAGGCGCCATACGTGTGTTTTTGTCATGTTCAGTTCGTCGGCAATCTTCTGTAAAGATTTGCCTTCGCTTATACATGCGTTGATTATCCACAAATCTCGTGGTTCTAGGTCGTCTACTATTGATGCTACGGCTTCCCGTAGCACCAGTAGTTCCTCGTTGGAGGTTGGTGGTTCCTCAAAGGGTTTGGTCTGCATGAGCGCTTCAATGTCCGTGTCGGGACTTCGGTCAGCGGTTGACCTGATGGGTCTGAACTCATTCATCATACAGTTCACTGTACATCATGCTCATCACTTGGTCGGGTTCTATAATCCATCCTCGTGCTGGGTTGCTTGAGCGTCGTGCAAAGTCCATCATCTTCAGATTCTTTTTGTTTTTGCGGATGTACTTCTTGAGTCGCTTCACTGATACGACAATGAACGCACCGCCCGTACCATCTAGTGTGTATACATATACCCACCATTTTGCTTTAGTTACATTTATTCCGGAGGGGTTCCAAACTTGGTTTCCTTCTTCGTCTGTTTTGCGGAAAGGGTTTTGTTCAACCTCGACTGCCATCCTGCCATTCCTGTAGCGGTCTGTTTTGACTTCAAACGCTCCGTCGCTGAGCGAGTCAAGAAACGATTGTACGAGTTTTTCTCCTTGTTGGCCATATGCTAAATCCTTTTGAAAGTTAAATTTGCTTGCTGGGATATCCCAGTCTGAGTTCTTTGTCATCGTTTGGTTACCTGTAGTTTGTATACAAGCTTGTCGTCTGTGTATGCCACACCGTTAAGCCCGTCTAGGATTGACTTCGCATAGTTGTCAATGTCGCCCCGTAGTGGGCTAGGCTCAAGTGTATCATACTCTGTGACGGTCACCGTAAACTTATCCTTGTACAGACTAATGGACAGGGCGACTGGTTTCTCTGCGCAGAAACCATCGTACGCCTCGTTCACTAGCCGTTCAAACTCCAAGGTTTGGACGGGTGTAAACACCCGCCCTCGCCTGCCGAGTCTTGGTCGTTGTTTTACTTTCGGTTTGAACCTAAAGGTTTGGGTGTGTTTCCTATTCATTAGGTTGTGCTCCGAATACTATGTTGTATGACCGTTCAATGATTTTGATTAGTTCTTGTTCACCGTCCGAACGGAGATAGAACTTACCCCAACGCCCGTCTGCAGACCTAAGAATAGAAAGAGCTTCTCCAGCAGTAAGGCTGTTGTCCCTGAGTTTACATGCAAGTCTAAAGAGAGTTGAAGAACGGTCTGTCCCTTCAAGGGGTCCGTCTCTCCAGATGACGTAGGGGATTGCTCCTGCCCTTCTGAGCAGGACACGGACGTCTTCTGTGACTCCTTCTTGAACGGCGTGGACCCTTTGTGGGGGTACATAGAGTGTGGCGATTCCTTCGAGGTGCTCGAGGGTTGTTCTGTGTTGCAATGCTTCGGACAAGAAACTGTGCAACCCCATTGGCTTGTCTTCTTCGTCCAGTATGATTCTTTCATCTAATCTTCCTTCGTATGCGTTTGGGTATGGCAGGCGCACATAGTTGCCGTATCCAGTACCGGCTGACTCCTGCTTTGGGTTTACTTCTTTTGCTGGATAGTTGATTGCTTGATGAGCTGCAAGGAATGCTCTGCGCATTGTCGCTGCTGGCACGAGGCTGTCTGCGAATACCCAAATGTGGTAGCCCTTGCGTGTCTTCTCAACCCATGCTTTGATATCTTTGACGGCGAACGCCATCTGCAGATTACGTGCAGCGTCTAGGTCGTCGACATCAATGTCTGTGCATCCCCACACGCAGAACCAACTGGATTTGTATGGTACCAGTGGGTACACACCAATCAGTTCGTCACCCTGTAGGTGACCCATGAAGGTGTCGGGTGTCAATGGTTTGCGAACACAGCCACCAGTCCACGCTCCGTATACGTCTGCACGTCCACGGAATAGTGTGGTGAATGAGTCAACTAGGTATGGGGTTATCCCAACTCGGGCTGTTGCCATTGGGCCCTCCGCAGATACTGGTCAGGTAGTTCGCCATGCTTCAGTTCCCACAGTCGTCCTGTCTTGATGTCTAGTTCGAAGTCAACATCGTCAACCAAGGTTCCACCCGGACGTTTGTTCTTCAACAAACTGAGTGTGACTGTGTACTCATGGATGCGCTGGTCATACACAAGCGACTCCATACGCTCCTGCGCTTTCTCGCTGTGATTACGGTCTAGTCTTTCTCGCAGGTCGTTTATCTCTGCCATGATTTCGTACTTCTTGCGTCGTACGCCGATGATTGATGTGGCTTGCTGTTCGCCACCGTAGGCACCTGATGACATGGTGAGTTTGCGTCCCTCTGCACCGCTGGAGCGTGAAGTCTGATGCAACACGAGCATTGGGATGTCGTGTCGACGTCCGAAGCCTTTGAGGTAGCCAGCTTTCTCGGGCACCATCTCTCCTGCTTCGACAAGTTCAAGATAGTCCACAACCATAAGGTCAGGCTTAGACCCCCAAACGTCGGACACTTCGCCGTAGGCTCGTTCCATGTCTGCGGGTACGAGAGGCTGGTCAAACACAGCAAGGTTGGGAAAGTCTTCCTCTGCTGTTTGTCTGAGCAAGTCAATCGCTTCCTTGTCGTCTTCTGCTACACGCTGTTCTAATATACGAGCGTCAATGTTGTGGTGCATGCACACAAGTTTGGTGAGTACGAGTGTCTTGGGTTCGTCCGGGATAAATAGGGCGACCTTCTTGTCACGGTTGTTCCGCAACGTATGCAACAGCACTAGGGTTTTGCCACCGTGTGAGTAGCCGAGCATCATGGCTAGTTCGCCTGGGGCGATGCCACGCATCTCGTTATCGATGGGTTCAATACCTAGATAGACTCGTTCTTCGGGTGACTGTGCCCAGCGCACGAATGAGTGGGCTGCTTCTGTGAGTGGCACATAGTGTTTGTATTCACGGGGTAGAGACGAAGCAGGGGCCAACGCTGTTGCGTTGACCCCCACGTTGTCCCATCCCGCTTTGATGTCTTCAAGCGAGAGTCTCAAATCAGGCCCCCTTTGGTGGCCAGTATGCCTTTTCCTTGTCGTTCACGGCTTTGAACCATGGACGCTTTGGATTGGCTGCAAGGTCTGCACGGTTGTCGTACACTTCGGTAACACCGTCACGCTGACAAGCGGATACAAGCCAGGATGGGATTGGACCTTGCTGGTCGTTCTTGATTCGCACAGAGAAGTCTGTTGAGGTTGCCTGTGGGAATGCTGTGGCTACGATTGCCTCGTCGGATGGTGCGCCTGCACCACCGTAGATTGCATTCATAAGCAGTTCGGTTACCGCATCAAAGTTGTCAGCAAACTGTGCAACGCTTGCGTTGTTAGTTGTGAGTTCCGATGCAATCTTTGCAGCGACCTGCGTGATGATTGATTTGTCCTTATCCATTGTTAACCTCCAATAGGTTGTTGTCGATATCGCTAAGTCGTGAGCCCTTACAGATTGACCAGTATGGGCACCACTTTTCTGAACACAGTCCGTGTTGGTCATTTGCCATCCACGGTGTCTCCACTCCTAGTGATAAACATGATTGCAGTACAGATTGTACCTGATGCTTGAACCAGTCAACGTGCTGTTCGGTACGAATGACTGGAACGATTTGTCCGACGCTTTTTGATGTGCGTGTCATCACACCATAGTTGAAGCGTACGGGGTATGCCGGTGACCATCCGTTCTCTACACACGCATAAGCGTACGCTGAGGCTTGGATGGATTGGCGTTGCTTCTCGCCTTGGTAGTATTTACGGCCTGCTGTTTTCCAGTCCCAAATAATACCGTCAGGGTCGATGTAGTCAATAGTTCCACCCAGCCACACGGACGGCTGTGCGTCGAACGGAAGGCTTGTGTCTTCGGGCAGGTCGTACAGTTTGACACCGAACTTCTGCTCACACACACCGCCCTTGGTAACGGACGGTGCGACGTCGCCGTGGAATGTCTTCATCAACGTGATGACGTACTCCCCCATGTGGGCGATACCGTTGGTTGAGTTGATACGGAATGGTTCTTCCTCAACGAGACGCTCAAGCTCTGCGTTGGCAACCCAGTAGGATTTTTCTACTTCGTCGTGTGTCAAGTAGTGTTCAATGCCTGCGTGTACGGCCGTACCGATGTGCGTTGCGTCTGACCCCATGCGCCACTCAGGCATTGTCACTGCCAATCGTGAACGCTCGGGGCAAATCATAATGTCATTCAGCCAGGATTGGCGTACCCATACTTTTCCGTCGTCGGCTACTCTCATAGTTCGCCTCGTCTTTCTAATCGTTGTCGAAGTTTGGTCACATACGACTTGTGGATGGTGACACCAAAGATGTCAATCAGTTCCTGTCGTAGTGGCGTTGGTTGTTTGCCGTCTCTGATACCCTCCACCAAATAGTGGTAGGCATCGTCGGGCATGGTTCGTTTGTATCGTGTGGCGTACGATGGGTTAGCGTGCACAGGCGGGACTTCTAGTTCCTGTCTGTACTTGTGGATGGCTTGCCATGCTACGTCTGCTAGTTCAAACCAGTTCAGTAGTGTTCCGTTCCATTTACCGAAGTACGCAATGGCTTCACCGTTGTGCATCTCGTGTGGTATGGCAAGTTTGGTTGTGGTCGGCTTTGTAATGATGACATCACATAAGCATTCAACGGGATGTTCGGGTACTCCGCATCCCTCGGGGCTGGCTGTCATGTTCTCCTTGTCATGTATCTGCTTACTGGTTCAGGTGCGCACGCCCTGCTGGGCGGTGCGCTTCTTGGTCTGATGACCCCACCCCCTGTTGTCCCCCTCCCCTGCGGTCGTAAGACTAACAGGGTGGGTTGGGAACCTGTCAACGCTTGACCATTTTGTAGGTCTTGCCGTTGTGCCCATAACAGGTTGGTGGCTCTTTC